TTAATTATTTTTTAAAAATTTTTCTCTATCTTTTAACCATGATTTAATTTCTTCTAAATCTTCCAATGTTGCGTAATTATTTATATATTTTTTACACCCACTCTTAGTTCTACTTTTATCCTTTTTCTCCTTATTAGCGGCGTCCCATTTTCTTGATGCTCTTTTCTGGGCATCTGACACTGAATTTTTTGAGTTCATTTTACCACTCCTTGTTTTTTTCTTGCTCCAATGATAAAATATTTTATAAGAAAGAGGGGAGCAAGTCCCTCCATCTTATATTTTGTGTGTGCCTAGCGATTATTCGTTAGGCTTTTTTTCTGCTTCTTTAATTATTTTTTCTATAACTGTTTTTGCTTCTTCTGTCTTATCTGCATTTAGCAAAGCTTGTAAAGAGTATAAAACAGTTAATAATTCTAATCTCGTCATTTCTTCTTGCATTTTACTCCTCCCTCTTGCTCTAACTCGTTAAGTCTTCCTTAACTGTACCTTTATTATACTACGGGCATATATAAAAGTCAACACTTTTTAAAGTTTTTTAAAGTTTTTTTCTTTTTCTTTTATCCACTCTTTAACCTCTTCTAAATCATCAAGTTTCGCAAAATCTCTTATATATCTTTTGCAAGCACTTTTAGCTACATAAATTTTTCTTCTCTCTTTGTTTTCAGCGTTCCACTTATCTCTTGCTTTTTCTTGAGGTGTTTTTTCAGTTTTCATTTTTTCCTTTCTTAATTTTAACTATTAAAAGTAAACATAAAACAATAACTAATACATTGCTAATTACTCCAAAATTTTTAAAAATACTTATCACATTTATCGCAGTGATTACACTTAATAAAATTATATTCGCATCTATTTTTTTCATTTTGACTCAATGAGCATTTTATAATATAATACCCTTAAAGGGAGAGAGGGAATTTCCCTCTCTTTGAGTTACTATTTTAATGCTTCTTTTATCAATCCGATAATGCCGATTAACAGATTTAGTAAAAGTATTATTAATTCTAGTAGCTCTTTTTTATTACCCTTTTTAGGTTTCTTCTTGCTCGTTTCCTCACCTCCTGACTATATTATATACGTTATAACGTATAAAGTCAACACTTTTTTAAAAAATTTTTTTTAATTATTTTTGATGATATACTTAACTTGTATATGTCAAAGTATGTATTGCATTAACACCCATGTACAAATTCTTAGAGAGTGCTATAATGGCACTCTCTTTTTATTTGCACTAAAAAAAGCCTGAAGATTTCTCTCCAGGCTAATTTATCCTAAAAAGTATTAAAAACTAAATTTTACATAAGTTTCAATCGTACTATATTAATCTTCTTTGTAGTCTTCGGTGTTGATTATATTTGTGACATCAGTTGGTTTGCTATCTGCTATGCCCTCTGAAAGCATATAGATACATAGACCACCTATAGCTGATACTAAAGCAACTACTCTTTCTGTTGTTTCAGGTGCAGCATTTGTAAATGCAATTAAAGCAATTACAACTGCACTGATGCAAGCCCAGAATTTTCTACTACCTAACTTTCTCAACAAATCTTCCTTTTTCATTCTTCAACTCCTTTCAAATCATGGCAAATGCAGGCTTTCAAGAGTTTCGCTCCAGATTGCCCGTATTTGCGTTTTTATTTTTAATTGATACCTTTATATGCCTTAATTTACAGCTTTACGCTCTTTTTTGCTTGGGTTAAAGTATCTCAACTTTTTATCCAAACTTTTAAATTCTTCCTCTGTCAAAAGTCTTTTCATAGCGACTTTATACTCTGGACAGTAAGGATATTTCCAGGCATCAATTAAATTTCTTACTTTAACTGCATCTTTTTTTGTCTTAAGGTGAGCGTGTTGCTCGTACTCCCCGTCAACTCTTACAAGCAGCCAAGGTCTTTCGTCGCACCTTGGCTTAAATTTTATACTTAGCTTCACGACCTCACTCCTATGATGTTGTTTAATTTTCGGCTCGTGTGGACTCCAAAATTATTTTTATAAAACATCTGCGTTGAGCCTCCACCATCAAGGGCAATTGCTCCGTCTATACCTAAAGCCTTTACTTTATCTCTAAAAACTGCCATAGAGCAAGGCTCGGATACTATGAGATAAATTTCTTTGCCTTTAAAAGCTATGCCAGTATGAGTTGTGCATCTTAAAATGTCTTTAGGCACTTGCTCATAATTTGGATTATATGATGGATAAAGACCGACTCCACCTATAGCCCAGTCGATTTTATCTCTTTTGATGTCGGATAAATTATTTGCATACTCGACTGTAACTTTGCCATCTCCATAAATCATAGTGGCTCTTTTGATGTTTTTCTTCCAGTGGTTTTTATCAGCATTTGGACCGATAGGCTTACCATTATTTACTGCTATTCCCCAAGTGGATTCTTTAAGTTCTGGCTTTGCTGTGTCAAAAAAAGTACCGTTAATTCCATAGGCTCCAACTTGTCTAAGTGTTTTGCCACCGAGTTGTTGGATATAAATTTTATCTGCTGTGGTCTTTATGATTTTTAAGTCATTTGTTGTAAAATAATCTTTTTCTTGCACTTTTATATCTCCCCCAAACTCACTATTTTGAGATAGGTCTATTTGCCATTCAATAGGTTTTTTGATATCATCTTTAAACTGCCACCACATCGCCCAGTTATTGGCTCTAAAGTTATGAGGACAGTCTTTTCTCGACACATCATAATGGCGGCAAACTCTTTCTGCAGGAATTTTAAATTTTTGCATCAAGTTTTTTGTGAGTTCCAAGATATTTTTATATACCTTAGTTTGGTCGCTGTCAGAGTTTACGCACATCTCAATGCTTATAGAGTTTGAGTTTGTGCATCCATTTAAGTATCTTCCATGTCCTTGATTATCTCCTACACTCCAAGCTACAAAGCTATCTCCTATCACTTGTATAATTTGTTTATCATCTACATAGTAGTGTGCAGAGCCATATCTTGTGGCAGTCTGTAAGTATCTAAAGTGAGCCATGGCATCTGCACCTTTGGAGTAATTTCCCGTGTAGTGGATAACTAGCCACTTGATGTCGCTGTAAGGTCTTTTTTTACCTATCTGCTTTTTATTGCTAATAAGTTTATATAAAAATCGCATAACTCACCCCTTAACTAACTTTGCTATTATGCCAGTCACAATGGCAGTAATTACAATAGTAACTATTGTGTCCTTGTACTTGTCAAAAGCCTTTTTAGGCTTATCAGAAATCTCTATAAGTGTTGCGTTCATTGTCTTTAACTGTTCTTTGATAAAATCTAAGTCTTTCTGAAAGAGTTTGATATTTGTGTCTTGTATGGAGTTATCTGTTGCAATTTTATCTATTTTAACCTCGTGGTCTTTAAGGGTAGCCTCGTGTCTTTCCGCAATTTTTTCCACCAAAGATAATCTCTTTTCATGGTCTGTTAATCTTTCTTCCATATGTCACCTTCTTTATAAAAAAGAGAGAGGTCTTATCCTCTCTCACTTAAAAATCTTTCCCAGTAATTTCTTTAAACTGCTCTTTGCTGATGTCCCCAAACGGATTGGTTTCTGTAATTACTGCTTGTCTTAAAACATCAATATCAATCCAGCTTAAATCATAAGCCATTTTCCAAAAATCCATTACTTATTACTCCTTTCAATTTCCATGAGCTTTAGTTTCAAGTTAGCTACTTCTTGGCCTAACTTTTTATTTATCATTTTTTCTTTCATGCTATCTATTTTGAGACTTGAAATTTCTCTTGTTATGGTTTTTTCAATTGTATCTTTGATAGGCTTCTCGTAATATGGTTTCTTGTCTTTATTTATCTTAAGGATTCCATTTTCGACAAATTCAGGCTCTTCTTCAAAAATAAAGTTGTCCCCTAAATAATCTAACTTTTTATCACTAATTAAAATAATTGTGTCATTTTCATAATATAAATATTTTTTCATTGTTACCACCTAATATTATCCGTTAAATACTAAAACATAAGATCCGGCGTAATAGACTTTAATTTCAGTGTTTTTGTATTTTGCACCAAGTATTATTGGGGCGTTAAGTGTGTCCACTGGTATGGCATAAGAACCTACCCTAATAGAAAGAATCGCCGCATTTTCTGGTTTTTTCCCATCCGATGTTGGACTAAGAATATAAGCATAAACTGGGATTTGTCCATCCTTTAATTTATAGGGGTTGTCCCAACATGATTTGTTAGTAGTTGATTCAATTTTTATAAACTTTTTAGATTCTAATAAAATATTCATTATAAAACTTGAGTTAGTAGTTAAATTTAGCATATTATACGAATTTATAAACGCGTTTATTCCAACACTTGAATTTATCATTGCGTTTATAAACGCATTCGATTGAAAGGCATAATCTAATGCTATTTTATTATTTGCTAATTCCTTCATAGCAACTTCAGAGCTAACTAAGTCTTTAGTTGTTTGTATTGTGGGTGAAAAATTTGTACCGGCTATTAAATTTAACTTATTGTACAAGTTGTTCGCTTCATTAAATATATAGTCGTTATAAATTAACTTCCACGAAATAGCAGCGACTTCATCTTCAGAAATTCCTCCAAGTCCAAGACCTTCAAAATCTTCTTTTGTTATATCTCCAGTTTTCCCTAAAACACGAGTTACTGTGTCAGTGTACTTAGGATTTAACGGGATAGCATCAACTTTCTCCTTAGCTACATCTGTAAAGTCATTGCTGGATAAGCTTTTGCCCTCTATCGCATCGACCTTATTATTCCAGGTCTTTTTTTCGGTGTCAGTTACAGTTCTATGCGTGCTATCGCTTATCATTTCAGATAGCTTTGTTTTAATTTCAGATTTTTTAGCATAATCAATTAAATCAACTTTAGTGTCTCCAACGATTTCCCAATTTCCATTTATCCATAAATATTCAGTGCAGACATTATTAGAGTCGCTTTTATTCTTTAAAAGATAAACCACATCATCAACACCAGAAGAAGGCAGAGAAGTAACAACTTCTTTTTTTAATTTTGCAGAATTGTTAATCATAGTTTGTATTTCAATTTCAGTTTTAAAAGTTTTGTCATTATTCAATTGTGATAACTTTGTAGGGATTTCTGTTTTCTTTGCATAGTCCACCAGTTGGCTTGTAACATCAATCTTTAATAAATCTTCCTTAGTTGCATAAGATTTCAAGGCTTCCTCTAACTTAGGGTCAGTTATATATTGGTCTAGATTTCCACTTGCAATTATGCCCTGCACCTCATCTTTTGTAAGGTTTAATTGGCTCATCAAATCTCTTATAAGATTTTCAGTTTTTTTAGCTTCAGTGTCTGTTGCCTTTAAACTTGTATTTGTACTTTCAGCGTTGCTTATACTTCCATCTAAATTACTTTTAGCACTATTGGCACTACTTATGCTTGTAGCAAGATTTGAGTTTAAAGTATCCCCTTGACTGATTTTATCTAATAAATCATTAGAGACTGAATTTCCAATCCTAGTTGAATTATCCAACTTAGTCTTTGCCTCATTCGCAGCAGAAGTTGTCGCTTCTAAAAATTGTCTTGTATTTGATGCAGCAGTATTTGCTTGCTCTAATTGACCTTCTGTTGTTTTAGCAACTGATGTTTTATTTTCAAGATTAGTTGCAGTTTGTTTTCCATCTGCAATTTTAGCATCTAAATTTGTTAAATTTGAGTTTGCTTTCGTGTTTTCCTCAACTAAAGTGTTTTTAATATTTTCTACTTCATCTTTAAAACCTACTGCCTCGTTTAAAATGTTTTGAGCATTTGTTGTTGTTGTCTCTAAATTACTTTTAATTTCAAGTGCTTTCTTTTTGCAGCTTGCAAGGTCTTCCCTTGTATCTGTGCCTTCTTTTATTCCAACCTTTAAGGACAAGTCAACCTTTTTAGCTTCTTCTAAAGTTCTATCACAATCTTTTAAAAACTCTTTAGCTTCTTTTATATCGTCATACATAATAACAAGATTAGTCCCCATAGAAGAACCTGCTTCAACACCTTCTTCAATGTGCATTTCAAAGATTTTTGAGCCTATTTTTTTATCATCTTTTTTTAGGATAAATTGTGCTTGCTGTATGCCAGGATATTTAAGCTGAGAATTAAATAATTGTAATTTAAATATCCCTTTTCCTGCATCAACTATTTCCCCATCACAGTAAGTTACTTCTTTTTGATTTCCCACATAAAGCCTTAAACTCATTCCAGTAACATCTATGATGTCATTTCTATCAGATAATATCTGCACTGTAAAAGTTCTCCCAGTGTCGGTTTGAGTTGCAAATAACTTCCCACCATAGGAGTTGTCAAATTTTAATTTTAATACTTCATCTTGTACCATCTTATCCCTCCTTTAACCCAACATTGTCATTGTTCCATCTTTAGACACTACATATGCATTGTAAGGATTAATGTAAATTCCTGAACTTAATCCATTTGAATTGCTGTCGTTCAAAAATCCAATAAACATACCATATGGTAGATAGTTTAATTCCCTATATTTCATAATTGCAAAATCTCTTGCCCATTGCGAATTTTCAAGAATTCTAAAACCTAAATTCCCAATTAAGTTAATATCAAAATTTTTGTTCGCATTGTCGTAGTATCCATTGCGATTAAATTGCATATATGCCAAACCCTTGCCATCTGCAATAACGAAGCCATTATTTTTCCCGTGTGCAATAACAAACTGTCCAAAACTTTTATAAATTGCACCTAAATATTCTTCATTGCCAGGATTTATAAACTTTATATTTCCGCCATAGGAAGTGCTTCCGTCTGTTTCGTGCCATAAAACAGACTCCCAATTCTTGTTTTTGTTTTCCCTATTGTAAATACTAAATCCTTTTGTTGCATTGATTTCAACTTTTACAAGTCCATCACTTCTAACCGCTTGGAATCCCTCTTGTGTGTTTATTTTTATCCCGTTATACAACTTATCTTGGATTATTGCCTTTTTAACATCTGCTACTCCATCTTTTACCTTGTTTAAGTCTATGGTGTACTCATATCCGTCTTTTTGGTAAATCATAATCCCGTCTTTGTCTATTTGCACCACATTGTTGTCTGCAGCTACCTTTTCAACTTCCTTGCCGATAGAGGTGTTGTAAAAGTCAGATCCGACAATAATATTTTCAGCATTTACCTTTGCAAATTCACCAAGAGTGCCTACAATTCTTTCTGCAAGTATTCCATCTCCTGTTCCAAATGTTTTAAAATCCCATTGTCCGTTGGAGTCTTTTTGATTTGCTATTGCCATTTTACCTGCTCCAATGTAAATAACTTTTGTTGGGCTTTTGTCTATTGGTCTATCAAAGGAATAATAACCTGCAGGAAGTCCATATTTGTTGCCTGCCTTGAACTCGTAATTATAACCATCTTCGTTGAAGAAAGTATTTTTTAAGCCTTCCCTCATCTCATTTATAACATCGTTAAAGGTCAAGTTAGCATTATTCGCGACTTCTGTAACCCTGCTATCCAAATCTTTTAATCCGTTTAAAATCTGCTTATTTTTTCTTCCTTGGCTGTACTCTAAATTGTCACCCAATTCAATTTTTGTTGCACTTGGATTTAAAAGGTTTCTTGTAATTTTAAAAACTCTTGCTGAATAATAAATGTCTAAGTCGTGTCTAATGATATTTATAGTGTCGCCTAAATAAACAGTTCCATAGTCGCTTATATCTGCCTCAAATTGTACCAGAGGTCTACTATTTGCTACTAACTCATCATAAGTTGCTTGTAACAATTCTTTTGCATCTTCAATTTTATCTTTTACAACTAGCTTAAATCTCGGTGTTCCGTCAGAGTATCCATATTTTTCAGTAAGTTCTTTTATCTCAACATATTCTTGACCTAAAGGCTTATCTACTGGGTCTCCTTTTGCCTTGCTCCACTCGACTTTCTTAAAATCAATTCTTCTTCCAAATCCGCCAGTGGATTCTCCACCTGCATCAAATTTTTCTTCACCTTTTCCTCTTCCAATTCCCGCTGTAAATATATTTTGTTGGTCTTCTTCTTTAACAACCCTTAAAGCAGAGTGTCCATAAACAAATCTTTTATGAGTGATGTAGCCCATCTTGTTATACATATTTACAATTCTCTTAGTGATTTTATTCCCCTTGATTTTTACTTTAAATTCAAGTTCCACTCCAAAGGTATCTATAAGTTTTCCAAGTGCATCAAGCCTTGTAATATCATATAAATAAAAGTCTCTTTCAACTGTTCCTTCTGCAATTCCAACTTCCCACCTGCTACCATTTAAAATAGTCGCAAGTGCCTTCGCTCCAGTAGTATTTTGCATTCTAAACTCTCTTAAATACCCATAGCCTTTAAAGTCATCATAGGCTATGTTAATGCCCTTATAGTGATAAGAAGTGTCTGAATTTGCATAATTAATCAGCTTGTAAAAATAAAAATCATTTTCATTATTTACGTCTGCGTGTGCTACAAATTCAACTTCTTTCATCTGGTCTTTTAAATTTAAGGGTATTTCAAAGTCCAAAGTCATCAAACCATTAAGGTTTTCTTCCTGTTGGCAAAACCTCAATTCATCAGTTTTTAATTCTCCCAATAAGTTTTCTTTGTGGTCGAATAAATAAATCATAATCTAACCTCTCTATACTCAATCTCCACATTACAGTTTAAGTTGGTCTCAATCTCGTCATAGGTGCTAATTGTAAACTCTTCTAGTTGTGAGTGGATATCCAGATACTTATAAAAATTTTCGTCTCCTTTTCCTCTTATACTCCAATCGTTAAAGTCAATGATGGTAAAATCGCCTGCAGCAAAGTTTTTATCAAAGATTATCCTTCTTCCATCTGTAAGGTTTTTTAAAATTAATTTATTTCCAGAAGTCTTTAAATCAATTTTTATTTTTTCAATTTTTAAAGGATAGTTTGTATCTTTTATAATTTTTGTTCTCGTGTTAAAGTTTATTTTTTCAGAATCTACTCTAAATTTAAAAGGGTTTGATACTTCAATGCTGATGTTACAGATGGCTTGCAAATTATCCTCTTGTGGACTTTCAACCTTTGTTACTGTCCCCAAATAATAAAAGTTTATGTCGTCCGTAAATCTTATTTGTACATCTTCTTTGTCTAAATAAAAATTAAGTTCTTCGAATTTACTAAAATAATCTTCTTCGTCTTTTGCCATTAAAACAAATTTAACTGTAAACTCTCTTGATGCAATGCTTGAGGAGATAAACCTGCTATTATAACCCGCACTTACATTGTTTTTGCTCGTGTAAGTTCTGGTTTTTCCACTTACTTGAATTTTTTTAAACTCCGATGTTTCTATATTTCTTCCAACCAATTCTCGCCCATAGACTGCCAAGGTCATAAATCCATTAATCGTTTCATCTAAATTAATTCCATCAATAATAGTTTGTACCTTGCTTTCTATTGGGTAAGCGCATTGATCTATATTTCTAAAATCATACATTTTCATCACCAACTATATACTTCTTCAAAATTAGCAACTTTACCTTGTATGTTTGTAATATCATCAACTACTGCCCTAAAGTTTCTATCGCCTAATCTCAAATTAATTGTTGCAGGCTGCTTTTGACTTAAATTGTCGTTAACTTGGTACTCAATCTGTGATGTTGCCTTGCTCTTTAAATTGTCAAGCTGAGGTATATTGTCTATTGGCTTGTAAGTTCCAATAACATCATCAACTACATTTTTCATACTGTTGACTGCTGTCTTGCTTTCTTTGTCAATTCCTATGGCAAAACCTTCCATTGTGAATCCACCAATTTCTTTAAACACTTTTGACGGAGAGCCAATTCTTAAAAGTCTTTTTGCTGCACTAATTGCATTTCCAACTGCATCTTTAACTGCGCTAATTAATTTACCTGCAAATTGAGTTACACCTTGAACAAATCCTTTTATTAAATTGCCTCCTGCTGATATTGCTTGCCCTACAAAGCCTTTAGCTGAACTCACCGCTTGTGCAAAACCTTGTTTTACTGAACTAATTAATTGTGACATTGAACTTTTAGCTTTGCTTACCATATCCGTAAATCCTTTTTTAACAGAATTTCCAAATTCAGTAACCTTTGTGTTGACGGCGCTTTTCATGTTGCCAAATCCAGATTGAATATTAGTTTTCATGGTATTGGTAGATGATTTAACTTGATTAGATATTCCGTCCCACTTTGCCTTTGCATCTGTTTTTACAGCTGTCCAGATTTCTTGTGTCTTTGATTTTATATTATTTGTAGTATCGACTACAGAGGTTTTAATGTTGTCCCAAGACGTTTTAGCTTTAGATTTCATTCCTTCCCAGTCGCTGCTTAATTGTTCTTTTAAGCCACCAATTTTTTCTTTTGCTCCATCTTTTATTGTTGATGCCTTGTCTGTAACAGTTGATTTTATATTGTCCCAAGACGTTCCCGCAGCGGTTTTTATATTATCCCAAGTTGTTCCTATTTTTTCTTTTAGCCCGTCTATTTTTTCTTTTGCACTATCTTTTATTGCTGTAGCCTTATCTGATACTGTTGTTTTTATGTTGTCCCAGGCAGTAGATGCACCTTCTTTGATATTAGACCAAGTTTCAGACATTTTTTCTTTAAAGCCACTCCATTTTTCTTGTATGCCATCAACTACACTTCCAACTTTTTCAGTTATTCCGTCCCAGAGGTCGCTAGCGCCTTCTTTTATCGCTTGCCAAGTTTGAGACATGAATTCTTTTATCTCATCCCAATGCTTATAAATAGCTACTGCTGCAACCGCTATTCCTGCAACTAAAAGTAGCCAAGGGTTGGCTGCAAATAGACCAAATAATTTCATAAACCCACCTGCAACTAATTTTACAGTTGATGTTATTGCAGTAAATTTTCCAATTACGCTTCCAATTATCGTTAATAGAGGACCAATCGCCGCTGCCAACAATCCAATTTTTATAATCATTTCTTGCTGCTCTGGCGATAAATTTCTAAACTTATCAGCTAACTCTTTTAATTTAAGTGCAAAATCTTTAATGTATGGCATTAAATAAATTCCTATCGTTCTCCCAACATCTTTGAAACTTTCAATCGTAATTTTTAATTGTGATTCCAAAGTTTCATATCTTTGTTGAGCTTCTTTACTTAATGCGGTGTTTTCCTCAAAAGATGTTGTAGCCATATCAAAGGAGTTGGCAAGTAAATCTCCTGCACCAGATAATCTTAATAATGCATCTGTTTCTCTAATTCCGTTTATACCAAGTTCGCCTAACATGCTAACTACATCAGCACCGCTGTCTTTTGCCTTTCCTAAACCTGATACAAAAGATGTTATAGCCTCTTGTGGTGCTGTCTTCCACTTGCTTGCAAATTCTTCCGCAGACATTCCCGCTATAGCTGCGAAACCTTGTAATTTATCTCCGTTGCTTATAACTTGAGTATTCATTTTTTGCATAACTCTACTAAAAGCAGAGCCCCCTGCTTCTGCTCCAATGCCAACCGATGATAAAGCACCTGCAAGACCCATTATTTGAGCCCCTGATAGCCCAACTTGATTACCAGTACCTGCAAGCCTCATTCCCATGTCAACAATTTCTGCTTCCGTTGTAGCCAAATTATTACCTAAATCTACAACTGTTGAGCCTAAGTTTTCAAATGCTGATTGTGGCATTTGAGTTATATTTGCAAATCTTGCAAAGCTTGTCGCAGCTTGTTCTGATGTTAGGTTTGTAGTGTTTTTCAAGTCAATCATTGTTCTCGAAAAATCTAAAATATGTTCTTTACCAATGCCTAGTTGTCCTGCTGCTTCTGCTACCCCTGCAATTTCTGTTGTCGTTGCGGGAATTTCTGTTGCCATTTGCCTTATTCCATCGCCCATTTCCTTAAACTCTTGGTCAGTTAGTTCTGTTGTTTTTCTTACACCTGCCATAGCACTTTCGAATGATATTGCAGCCTTTGCACTTGCAGCACCAATACCAACTAAGGGTGCAGTGACGCCAAGAGTTAATCCTGCTCCAACTCCTTTTAAGGCACTACCAACACTTGCCATATCCCCTGTACTACTTTTAAATTCATTTATAGAGGCCATCGCTCCCTTTAGCCCTGCTTCAAATGATTTCCAGTCTGCAGTCAACATGGCTTTTACTTCGTAAACTTCCATCTACTCACCCCCATTCATTTCTTTTATCTTGCTATAAAGGCTAATATCTTTTTCGCTTATTTCTATTTTCCTGTCCTCAATTTGTTTTAATTCTTTTTCATAATCAAATAAATCTTTGAATTTTTTATATACTGGCTTTCCTTTTTTATCATTTGATTTTGCCAAGGCACTCTGCCAAGCAATAAGTGATGCCATGTATCTTTTATCAACTTGATTAAAACTATATGCCTTTAACATCACCTCAAAATCAGCTAAGGTCGTTGCTTTTATTTCCTCAATAGTCATTTGAGGATACATTCTTTTTACCAGTACAAGGACATCAAAATATGTTATTCGCTCGCTTTTTCCGCTTGCTTTTCTTTGATTTTTAGAATTTTGCTCACTTTCACTTTTGTAAGAGGTTGCTTTTTTAGGCAGTCTAAAGCCTCTTTAAAAAATGCAGTAAATCCTTTTTCATCTAAAGTTCCAAAATATTCCTCAATCTCGTCATTTGATGGCTTTTGTTTTTCTAAAATAGTTCCCGCTTTTATAAAATGAAGTGCCACCATTAAATCTTCTTGTTGTAATCCCAAAACAAGCATATTCAAGCCAACACCATAATCCATCATTCCATCAACATTTACTTTGTAAATCTGATCCAAATAATCTATTGAGGCAAAACTCATTCTAATTTCATAATCTTTATTCCCAAGTTTTAATATCATAATTTCTCCTTAATTCAAAAAAAGAGTGGATCTTTACCACTCTCTTTATACTGTCTTTGGTTCTGTATCTGTGAATTTATATTGGACTACTTCTTGTTGTTCTTGCGTTAAGGTAACTTCGCCTTCTTGTCCAATACCAGATGTCACAAAAGTTGCTTCAAGTTCAATTAAATCCTCAACATTTGCTGACTTGTTAAATTCTGTAACTATCCCTTGTCTATAAATGGCAGGATATTTGTTTCCACCACCTTTGTTAGGTGTAACATCAACTTCCCATACTTCGACAGTTTTATTTTCAACAAGTGCCTTATCAAGCATTTTAGCTACTGGGTCATCTTTTGCCATAATGCAGTTAAAGGATATTTCTTCTTCCATTCCTTGACCAACTGTTACTGGCCCATCTTTTGTTTCTGTAACATCACTATCTCTTGACTTGTCGACAGAGTGTTCAGTCTGAAATGCTAATTTTGCAGCCTTGTTTTTTGCTGCATCTTCTAAAAGTCTAAATAATAATATTAAATTTTTACCTTTTAATGCTTCCATATTTCCTCCTAATTTACTAAAAATGTGATTTCTAAAACTCCATGCATAAGTGGAGTATCAGTTGTATTATCAGTAAGCATTCTATAATTCATTTCTTTTACTAAAATGTTTCTTTTAAATGCTAATTCTTCTTCTCTTATAGTCTGCATATACTTTAAGATTAAGTCGCTTATACTTCTTCTTTCTCTAAAATCGTTATGAAAAAAATGTATTCTTTGAGTTACATTTGCAAAGATAACAGATTTATTTACTATATCATTTGAGAATTGCTCTCCAATAAAGATAAAAGGATAAGCTACTTCTTTTCCTGGCAAGTAATCATAAACTTTGCCATCAAAAACATCTAAAGCCGTATTTTTGCATAACATAAAAACGCTTTGTTGAGGTGATATCATTTCAAAATACCTCTCATATCTTCTTTAAATTTCCCTACTTGTTCTTTAAATGCAGGACCTACAAAGGGTGTCCCAGATTGATACCTTGTGCCATACTCTTGATAAACTCCATAATCAACATTATCTCCTCTTACTATTGCAGTTCTTCCTTCGTCTACAATATCAAGCGAAATACTTCTTTTAAGAGTTCCTGTGTCAACTGGTGCGAACCTTTGAGCCTTTTCGTGCATTTCTGCCCCGTTTCTTTTGACTATTTGTTTTGCAAGTTCAGCCCTTAATATTTTTTCACTTAAAGATTCTGTCAGCTTTTCAAACCCACTAAAAGTACAATTAAAACTCATTGCTTCACCACCAAATGCATGACTTGTTCCTGCATTAAAGTTCTAATCATCTTGACTAAGTAAATTGTCTTATCAATTAAAACATAGTCAAAATCTTCAGTAACTTTCGCTTTAATTCTTATGGTCTTTGATCCCTGGATCACTTTTCCGTATAGCAAATTCATTGCTTCTGTTCCAGTATCCGTTATGTCAGCATATCTTTCAGTTTGTACAATATTCCCTACGCTATATTCTCCACTATCTCGATTGTAAAATTCTTCCTCTTTTACAAATTTCACTATGTCGCTATATCTCACAAAAAACGCACAACCTTTTTATTTTTAAAGTCCTCATCAAGTTCCTCTATAAACTTGTCTATAAAATCTGCATATTCGTCAAAGTCGCTTGTACTAAAGTTGATACTGTGCCCTTCAACAGTTTCAGAGGTCATCCCCTCACTACCTATTCGGTTGTATCTTTTAACTGCAATCTCAACGACTATAAACTCTAATTCTTTTGGAATTTCTTTGATCTCTTTTGGGAGCAGTGCCATAAGTTTTTCTTGAGTTAAGTTAACAATTAAATCTATTAATTTTTTTTGCTTTTCATCAACTATCCCATCAATAAATATTAAATTAGTAACTCTTTCAGCAATTGTCATTAAATCACCTTGCTTTTTACTCTTTTTTTATTGACTGTTATAATCTCAATTTCCTTTACAAATCCTTTTTGGATTAGTTCCTTCGCTCTTTCCTCGTCCTTATAATCAATAACAGAATTTAAAAGGCGAAGCGTGTTTCCTTCGCCCTTATCCCTGTATTCTCTTATAACTCTAACTATCATACGCTTGGAGTAGCTGCGGCTTTAATTGTAACCTTGATAATGCCGTCAAGTCTTTCAGCAAATAAAGCTCCACCAGATAGAGTTGTAGTTTCAGCAGTCAATCTTTCCTTATTGATAGCGTGAGTGATGCCAATAATTCCAGTTTCGTCTGTTGTAAAGTCAAATCCTGCCTTTGCAATTTCTCCACCATTAACAATTGGGTATGCAAAGCAAAGATTTTCTGCAGCAGTTGCATATACAGTTTTTGCCTTTACTTGTGGAGTGATGATTACAATGTTTACTCCTAAAAAGTTCTCAACATAGTTAAGACCAAATTCATTTTGTATAGTTATATTTGCCTTTGCTAGATAATCTGATGCATCCATAGGATTTACAAAGGCGATTGTAATTGCTCCATCATCTTCAAATTTAGTCTGCACGTTTCCCCATGCTTGTGCTAATGCACCTTGCAATCCTTCTCCGTCAACTGCAGTTGTACCTTTCCCAAGTTGAGCAAAGAAATTTCCTCTAACTTCTTTTTGTAACTCTCTTACAAGTTTTTCATCAGTCATTGCAATTGCTCTTGCAAATCCGTATTTTTGGATATCTTCAACTGCTACTGCTTTTCTGTGTTTTGAGTAAGCAAGTTCAATAGGTTCTGCTTCTTCCATTTCCACCTTTGATAGTGGGATAATTTCTCCCTTAGCTACTTCTCCATTTTGTAGTGTAACTTTTGATTTGTAAGTTTTAATTACAGAACCTGCAGCCATTGGAAATTTTCTTTGTACTCCTAGCATTGTTAAAAGGGATGTAATGCTATTTCCAAAATTCTCCACAAAATCAATTGATTGTGCTTTTACTAATTTTTCTGTTAAGTTTTCTGCCATAATTTTTTCTCCTTTATTCAAATAAATTTAAGTTTTCAGCTATCGTCTGCTGTCTAAGGACTGAGTCTTTTATTTTCATAATTTCTTCTTTAGTTAATTTTGAGCCTCCACCTTTCTTCGGTGTAGTTCCTCTCAACTTGTCCTTAACAACTTTTTCTACCTCAGCGTTAAAGAGTTCCACAAAGTTTGAAATATTTTCTTTTGTCTTATCTGCTTCTTGATCTACTAAAACTTCTAAAAGATTATCTGAAATTGATATGTTTTCTTCCGCTAAAATTCCTCTAGCAACTTTTATCATTTCATTTTTATTTTTCTCTGCCCTTAACTCATCAAGTTCCTCTTGCAGCTTATCTTTTTCATATTTGATTTTTTCTTCTGCATTCATCTTTTCAAGTTTTTTGGCTTCGTTAACTCTTTTTTCTTCTTTAGCTTTCCAATCTGCAAATTTCTTATTTACAATTTCGTCTACTTCTTTGTCTGTGTATTTCTTTTCTTCGTGTTTTTCTTCTTGCTGTTCTTCTTTTTGTTCTGCTTCTGTTTTAACTTCTTCTTCGACTTTTGTGTCTTTAGTTTCTTCGTTCATTTAATCCTCCATAATTTATAGTTATAATGCTTAACTTCCCCTTAGCTTTTAATGTGTTTCCAAGCCTGCACAATAAAATAATCGTGATTCCTCACGATTAATTAACATATAAATGGCTATTTAAAGCCTTTTTCAGTTTTTAATGCCCACGATTAACTCACGATTTACTCGCTATAAACTGGTGCTAAGCTGCACATACAAAACGGGTGCATTGGTGGCACTTCGTGGCTGCTTCCAATATCAAATATTTCTCCGTCAAATGGCATACAATCGTGGCAAGCTGTTGGCTCGCACACCCACATCATTTTTGTATATCCATTTTCTTTAAAACTTTCTATTTGACAAGCTATTTGAATTTTAGTTGTTTCTGTAACTGCAATTCTGTGCGCCGCATAGGTGTAATTGTCCACTGTTTTCTTTAAGTGTTTTTCTAAGGTCTTACTCCACTTATAAGGGTGTTCGCCTTTATAAATTGTCCTTCTAATGCCTTTTTTTAAGTCGGCGATTAAGTCCTGTTGATTTGCCCATATATAATCAGAGTATCGGCTTTCTTTAAAAAACCTTTCAATAACATCTGGTGGCAGGGCTAATTGTTTAAATCCATAGTCTTCCTGCAGTCTTTTCTTTTCTTCTTTTACTTCTGCCCTTAAATGCATTTCAAGGCTTTTTTGTTCTTGCCTTGAATTTCTAAAGGTTTTTAAAAGTGCAAATGCGTATAAGTATTCCAATTTACTCATACGCCTATTAATTCTAGTATTCTTTATTTGCTCTTTCTCATAATAATTAAGTTCCTGGTCTTGGTACTCTTCAAAATCTTCTTCAAGGCTATCTACATCTTCTACATCTGCCCTTGTTTTTAAGTTGTTTATATCAACTTTGTCTCCACTATTTTTGGAAACAACTCTTTCAATTTCTTTTTGTGCAGCCTTTATGTTTTTTGTGTAGAGTTCGTCAATTTTCTTTTTATAGTCCTTATCCCTTTTTATTTTTGTGTTTATGCCCTTGAGTTCAATCTTCTTCAAATCTTTCATGGTCATACTCCACTATCGGCGCTTCCTGCTCTTTTATCTTTTCTAGCTCCTGTTGCACATTATCCACCACAGAGAGCGTTTTTAAAACTGTTTCATCACTTACTATGTCTACAAGCTGTTGTGCTGTCTGTGCTTCTTCTAGTAAGTTTGACGGGATATTCCTTGTAAACTGGTATGTTAAGTCTATTAAATCATCTTTTGTTATTTTAGATGTAGGCGCATTAGCTATAATACTAAACCTTTTATTCATTCCCTTAACAAATTTTCTCTCTTTTGTGTTTGCCAAATTACTCATTGACTGTAATTTATATTTAAGAGCAATCCCAGATGATGTTCCAAAGTTTTCATCATTGATGTTTGCAACCATAGCAATTGTAAATATCAATTTTTCCATTCTGTCGATTAAATTCTCTTGAGTCTCATCTGCATTAGGTTTCTCCATAAATTCGACTGTAATTTTAGAGTCATCAAAGTTGGCTAAATTTATAATCCTGTTTCTTTTTATTTGTAAAAGGTCTTCGTTCTTTAATTCTGCCCCTAATATCTTCATATATGCGTCGGCAAAATAATCAACATCATTTGCCTTTTCTGATATTGCCTTGTTGTATGCGTTGATTAAAAGTTCAACAGGTTCAAATGCTCCCTGCCTTTCCTCGTTTTCTACATACTCAACTATTGGCACTTCTCCAAAAACGTTAGGCTTTTCTTCTTCGTAAATTACCTTTCCGTCTTTAATCCTAAAATATCTAATTTTATTTGCATCAGATATTGAGCCTTTAATTTCTTTTAATTTGTCCTCCTGATATCTGATACCATAAAGAACTCTTTCTCTTATGGAATTATCATAAATTAAAAAGGCTTCTCTCGGGTCTACTCCAGTAATTCCTATTTGTGAGTTTTCGTCATAATAAATAAGTTCGTAAGCATGGCCATAAATATCACATTTTTTGGATAGTTCAGCGTTGTTGTCGTCTAAATTGTTATAGGCTTCTAAAAACTGAATAAAATCTGATACTTTTTTATTTGAGTGGGAAGTCTTAACGGGTATCCCCATAAAGTAACCATTAAAGGTATCTACTATATATTTTGCAAAGTTAACCACCAACCTATTATCTGGCTTGTAGTCTGTCTTTTCTTCTTGATATAAAATGTCATGATCTGATTTATACATTCTTTCCAATTCTTCATATCTTAAATTTAATCTTTTGTGTTCGCTTATAAATCCAATTAGTAACTCGTCTGTGAGTTCATCTTCATTTAAAACAAATTTCTTTTCGTATATCAATTTATCCCTCCTTTATAGTCCGTGTTTATAAAAATTAGAAATAGTATTTGCAGTCATTTTTCTAATAATTGTATATGTTCCATATCTTAAAGCGTCGCAAGAGTGGTCGTTTTCTTTTATAGGTTTGTCCTCTCCATGTTCTGCAGCCTTGCTATCCCAAGAATAACTGTATAATTCATCAACTAGTCCTTTACAACTTTTATGGATAAATAATTTTTCAGTGGAAAATAAAGTCTGTGTAAATCTTATGCCATCAATAACATTGTTATTCCCCTTGTAAACCTTAAAGCCGTCTCTTTTTAGTTGGGTTATAAAACTTGCTGCAGACGGGTCTACAATTATTGGGATGGAAAAATCTCCCTCAATAAAATCCTGCATGTCTTTTGAATACTCTTTGTCTGTTTTTTGCCTGTTGCTATCTCTCCCAGAATATCTGTACTCTTTGACTACATACCATTTTTTGTCGCATCTTCCAAATAATAAAAAGGCAGTAGCGTTTTGTGTTCCATAGTCTACTGCAATAAAATAATCTTCAAGTTTTTCTGGTAGGTCTTCAACTATATGCTCATCTGGATTAAACATGTCATAGATTAAACCCTCGGCTCTCGCCCAATTCCCTAAAATATATCTTTGATAATATACGCCTTGATACTCTTTCTTTAAACTATCCACAAAGGCCTTACTCAAATAAGGGTTATCATCTATCTTGTAATGCTGTTGATAAATATCTGCTCCACTGTCTAAAAATTCTTTGAACCAGTGTTTGGGGTTATCTGGGTTACAAGTTCCATCAAAAACAGAATTCGGCTTATCAAGTCTTGATTTTAACATTTGAAATACTGGCTCAGCCCAAGTTGTAATTTCATCTCCGTAAGCATACTCAATTCCTGCCCCCTGTATCTTTGACACTGCATTCTTTTTGTCTGCTCCTAGTACATAACATTCTTTACCAAATAAATTTATCTTGTTGTCATTTTTTACTGTGCCAACTAAAGCATCTCCCCAGATTTTTCTCATAGGGTCTAAAATATTTCTTTCTACTGTCGCTTGAGTATTTCCTAAAATTACAATTAATCCCTCATCAGTTGTTTTTCTTATCCTCTTAGGTATGACAAAGTAATCCATATAGGTTTTTCCACTTCTTGTTGCTCCAGATTTTATGTTCCATCTTTTAGTTGCATTTAAAAAATAATCTTTTTGTTTTGTACTAAATCCCATTAGAAACCACTCTCAATACTTGCCAATACTTCATCAAGTTTGCTAAACATTGATTCATTTGATATTTTTGGTCTATCTCTCCATTCTTCTGGCTTTCTATTTTTTAACCAGAATATTTGTGCTGTCGTGTCTCCTGGCATATGTTTTTTTGTTATTTCTTTTCTTTTTGTTACTTTTCCGTCGACTTCTTGAATGTAAGTTTTTTCTTCTTCGTATTCATAACCCATTGCTCTTTTAAAGAGTGCAGATTCTACTTCATAGTCTACAACCTCTTTTCCCTTTTTTAAGGCTGTCTCTATTGCTGGATATTTCTTCTTCCATTCTCTAAGGGTGGAATAAGAAATCCCCATATTTTTTGAAATCTGTTCTTCGGTTAGACCTTTTTTCGCCCAACCATTTATAAGTATTAGTTTTTCTTCTTCTAACCACTCTTTAAATTTTGCTCTAGCCATCACCTCACCCCTTAATTAAAAAAAGCAACTAACTGTGATAATTAGCTGCTCTGCTCTGTTCTAGTTTTGTTAAGTAATTATATTTATATAAAGCTTTTTCTAAGCATTTTCGCGCTCCTTCTATATCACCTGCTATTGCCTGTCCTTTAATCGTTTTTAAAACATTCTTTGGAAGTCTCTTTCTGTAACGTTTCAAATCATTAATAAATTCATACATTTTATTCACCGCCTTTCACAAATAAACGGCTGTATTCCAATACTTACAGCCTATTTTGTGGTATAATAATAGTGGGTGATAAATTATGATAACAATTGAAAATTTAAATGTAACTAAGCCTATGATGTATCTATGGCTAAAAAAAGTAAATGGTGTAAATTTAAAACAGCATTGCGCCAAATGTTTACTCGGTGATTATAACTCAAATATAAATAAACATACAAAGCACTTAGAAAATTTAAATCTTGCAAATGGTATATGGTACTTATGCGGTGTATCTTTGCCTTATAATTGGAACAATAACTTCCATTTAGCTTTTGAATATTCAGAGAATTCTAATATAGAATACTCAAATAACGGTGTTTCCGTAATTATTAAAAATGCTAAAAGACTTCCAATATCTGAAAAGTATATAGACATCAATGATCCTAACTTCAATAAGAAAGAATTCTATACTTGTAGAAACTGGCAATTTGCCCACTATTTAAAATCAAATAAGTTCTAAAGCTTTTAAAACATCATCTTGCCTGTTGTAACTTTGTTCGTTTGGCAAAGGTAAATTAAATTCAAAATTTACCGCCTCTACATATCTTTCAGCAGGCAAGTTTTTTATTTTCTCTAATAATGCTTTAAATGCTCCGTTAATCTCTTTGTATTCAATAACCTTGAATCCACTCTCTCTTGCTATTCTGTAAACATCTTCTTTTGAGTGGTATTTTTGGTAGTACCACTGCCCTTTTCTAAATGATGCAGTAAAGTTATCTTTGTCAAAGAATCTCAATTTACTATCAACTCTTTGTCTTTTCGTACCTTCATTTTGTCTTACAGCTTTTCCAATAGTTATTCCACTAATGAATGCATATTTACTACTAAATAAATTTAAACAATCCATAATACTTTTTTCTGCCTTTAAACTGTCTATTGAGTTCAGTACACTGTCGCAAATGACGATGTCAAATGTTTTGTTTTCATTTAGATATTTTACTAGCTCGTCAATCTGTTTGTTTCCTTTTACTACATCTATTGACTTTAAATTATGATTATAGAATTCTAATCCATACGCATTGTAACCTAGTCTTTTTAAATAATTTATATAGTCGCCTCTTCCGCATCCAAAATCAAATATTGTTTCTGCTTTATGCTTATTTAAAAACGGCATAACCATTTCCTCATACAATATAGAGCGGTTTCTTCGTTTATCTGTATTTGTATTAACTTTTCTAAAAAGCTGTGCCAATCCTTGCACATAGGTATTTTTCTTTATATGGTCATAGCTATATTCGCCATATTGTTGTGAAAAGTAATATTTTATATCATCGTATTTTTTATCATCGCAAATATAGACATTACAAGACACGTTCAGTAATTTACATGCATATATATATTCATTTTGAAACAGCACTTCATTTTTACATATTATTGATAAAAAGACATTTCCGTATTTAACAATCATTTTACATAAACTGTCTACTATTGCCATATTCAGAGACTCTATGATAATTTCAAAATCATCACAGTTTATAGAGTGATATTTTTCCACTTCATAGTTTTTCAGCAACTTCGCAGGCTCTTGACACTGACACTCTGAGCCGTTATGAATCTGGTTGAAGTTAATTTCATCTGATATTGTTATGTTTTCAATAAAAAAAGCAGGCACTTCTTTTATTCCAATTTTTCTTGCTGTTTTTGTTCTTTGGTGACCTGCAATTATAGTGTTATTTTCTTTATTTACTAATATAGGCAAAATAAATCCTAGTTTTCTTATTGATTCAGATAATTCAATTATTTTTTGTTCTTCAATTTTTCTAGGGTTATATTCTGCACCATGTATCTTGTTGACATCAATTTTTTCAATTATCACTCAATAGCCACCTCACAAATCCATAAGACACCTTTCTAAGGTCTATGTACTCTGTGTATTTATTTTCTAGCATCTCTAATTCATCTTCAGTTATTATTACTTTAGTTTTGCCAAATATCAGCTTGTTTTCATCATTTGTGTTTCCCTGTAATCCTTCATCATTTATATTCATAGATGCATCCACATTAAAAGTTTCATCTAAATCATCAGAATTAAATCCAAATTCTGACATATCAAAATCCAGTTCGCTTATTTCAAGCATTTCTAGTTCTGATTCCAATAGTTCAAAATCCCATTCAGCAAATTCTGAAACCTTATTGTCTGCCAATCTAAAAGCTTTTATTTGTTCTGGAGTTAAATCATCCGCAATAATACAAGGTACTTCTTCAAGTTCTAGTTCTTTTGCAGCTTTTAATCTCGTATGTCCTGCAACAATAACTCCCTCTTTATCTATTACAATTGGTACTTTAAATCCAAATTCTTTTATGCTTTTTGCGACTGCCTCAACTGCTCCGTCATTATTTCTTGGATTGTTTTCATAAGGTATCAATTCATCAACCTTTTTATAAATTATTTTTAAGCCTTGCATTTTATCTCCTTTACAAGCCATAACTCCCACCCCAGTCTTTCAACGCTTGTATGTTCCCATCTAAAAGCTCCTATAAAAAAACCTCTGCTTCTGCAAAGGTTCTGTTTTCTATATATTTTTACAATCTAATCATACCACAGAAAAACCGAACATAACGAACATCATAAACTTTTTAAAAATCTATCGTGTTTTACTCTTGCATAGTCGCCATAATACTTTCCTAACTCTTTTGAGATTTTATTCCAACTCCAACCATCAATATATCTTTTTCCAAAAATATATCTCATCTGGCTATCGTCAATTTCGCTTATAAATTTTTCAATGCTTAATCTCGAATCTCTTGCTTGCTCCAACCTTTTATTTAATATCTTATAAAGTTTTCTTCGGTGTTTATTTTCTGAAATTCCTATTATTTGTGTTGTTATTTCTTGGTAAGGAAAGTTTGCATTTGAACTTTTTACGCTATCCGCTACTATTTCATCTTTGCAGTTTTCAATCTTTAAACTCAAATCCTCAATTTCTTTTAATAGTGCCATATACTGCGATAAAACTTTTTTATCCAATTTGCATCTCCTTTACCCCCTAGAGCAATATATATAATCTTGCCAAGTTTCTACATAATAGCCACGATTTTTATAATAATTTACAATTTTTATTTTATCCCTAATTGTTTTGTAGGGAATTAATAAGCACCTTTGCATCACCCACCGCCTAAACTTCTAAGTCAATCCCTGCTTCCTCTCTCAAGGTTTTTCTGATGTCCTCAAGGCCCAGATAATTCTTATCTATACTGTCATACATATCGATTAGTGCCAAGTAAAACCTCTTAAGTCTTTGACCGCCAAATCCAAAGAAGTCTCTCAAGACCATCATTGGTGCATACATACTCCACTTTGAGGCCCTATCTATGGCACTCTTAAATCCATCTTCAAAAGCCTTTTTCTTAATTGCCTCTATCTGCTCATAGGTCATGACATAAGTTGGAGTCTTCTTTTTCTTTTCTTTGGTCTTTTTCATTCTTCCACCCTCAATTTATTTTATAATGCTCATGTCAGATTCCATTAGTGCATCTTTAAAATCTGTAACCCCTTTTAAATATCCATCTAAATAATCTTTTGATATTTTCCCAATTTTATATTCTTTTTTTAAGTATTTAATGTGAAAATCCATGTAATGATAATTCAGTATAATAAAGCCTTTTACTTTATCTTTAAGAGTTAATTCCTTATTTTTCATTCTTCCACCTCATCTAGTAATTCTTCACAAAACCTTTTAATTTTCTCTTTGTTTTCGTCCGTTAAATCATTAATATCTAAAGTGATAATTTCTCTATACTTCCTTAATAAATCTTTTGTAAATTCTAAATTATTTGTTAAAACCATATTTTCTTGTTTTAAGTCAATAACTTCTTTTACTCCCTGCCTTATATATTCGGGATAAATTCTTATTCCTAAGCCAAGTCCATCTGTAAATGGGTTTATGATGTCAAAGGTTTCAACTAAATCCGCACTATCAAGAGATATTTTTAAAAAACGATTAATTTTATTTGTTTTGTAATTCATTCTTCCACCTTAATAATTCCTCTATATTCGTATGTTGTTAAATATCCTGTATTATTTTTCTTTTTCTCTTCAAGAAATTTTTCTGCTTTTTCTTTGCTGTCGAAATAAAATTTATTTTCTGGGTATGTGTCAAAGTACTTAATAATTAAATGTTTTTTCATTTTTCCGCCTCAAAAAGTTTTTCAAATTCTTCAATGTTATCTTCGTCATAAATTTCATTCCCTATATAAAAACTCCACCCATAGTCTTTTATAAGTCGCAAACAAACTTCTTGCTCCGATAATTCCTCACCATTATCTAAACTCTTTGCTCTAATTGCCCTTATACTTGTAAAGTCATCTACCTCTAGATTGCATTGGTACGCATAAGGACTATCATAATTAGCTTGTGCTTTTGCTCTACCTCTTGACTCAGCCCATACAAGGCTACTATAATTTTCTGGACTCTCATCTGAACTTAATATCCACGCTCTCATTCTTCAACCTCAATTTATTTATTATCTAAGTTGTAATCTTCGATTCTATCAGCAACTTCAAAATAATCTTCCGTATCATCTATTTCTGTAAATTTCTTTCTTAGTTTATTTACTTTTTCTATATATTTTTTTGTTTTTTCAAATTTATCTTCATGACCTGAAAGAATCTTATAGGCTTTCTTTAACCTTATTTCTTCATCTGCTAAAAGCCCATGAATTAAATTTAATTCAAAATCACTAAGTGTTATTGTCTTCATTCTTCCACCTCAAAAGTATAATTTGTAACTGCTCCAGCTTCAGTTCTGCCATCTCCAGCTAGGAATATTCCGTTAATTTCCTCGACTAAGCCATCAATATTTTTTTGGTTATTGAGATTTTTTTTAAAATTTCTAATTCTTCTGGTTTAACTGCCACTTCACATTCATATGTGAATTTAACTTTTAATTTTTTCATTCTTCCACCTCTATCATCGCCCAATTGCTAGGTCTTATTGTTATTGGATTTTTTGCTTCTGCGTCAGTAAAAATAATAAAATCTATTTCGTTATCGTATGTTTTTTGTAATTCATTTTCGTAATAATTTTTTGTTTTCTTCCACGAATATTTTCTTTTCAATGTATGGGTTGTACAAAGTTATTTTCATTTGTTTTTCCTTTCTTTATTCCAATATTCTATTGTACTAACTATTAATACTGACGTTGCTCCATTTAGCATATATGCCATTATTAGCCAAAATATCATTTCTATAATTGTATTTGAATGTATCGCTTGATAGGTAAATAAGAAAACCATAGCCATCGGTAATATAATCATTAGAATATCTTTTAATAATACTTTTACCTTCACATCTTCTCCTTAAAATGGTATATCGTCATTGTCTGTAGGATAAAATCCGTCATAGCTTTCGTCTTGCACTTCTGAATCTCCACCATTTTTATTTTTGGAATCTATAAAGGTAAATCCATCTACAATAACATCTGTGGTATAAACCCTTTGACCTTCTTTATTTTCATAACTACCAGTCTGTATATGTCCTTCAATTCCAATCTGATTTCCTTTGCCAACATAGTTAGAAAGTGTTTCAGCGGTTTTCCCAAATGCTATGCAGCCTATAAAATCTGCAGTGGGTTGATTATTTCTTTCTGCCTCTTGTTTCTTTTCTCTTGTCATTTTTCTATTTATCGCCAAAGTAAAACGACCTATCGCCATTCCGCCTTGTGTATATTTAAGGTCAATATCTCTTGTCAATCGTCCTATTAAAATTGCCTTGTTCATTTTTTGCTCCTTTAAATTTCATAAAATTTATAATATTCTCCATACTTTTTGAGAAATATTTTTTTCTTTAATTTATAAACTTCTGTCTTTACACCTTTTACATCTTCAACTATCCAACTTCTTCTCCCATTATCCCAAAACTTGAAGTCTGCTACATACTCTATTTTCCTGTAAGTTTTTCCGTCTAATGTAAATTTATCTTGCAATAAAAACCTTGGCTGCAATTCTAATTCTTTAATTGCTCCTGCTCTTTCTAAAAGTTTTAATTCTTGGTATCTTTTAGCTTCTTTCCTACTGTCAAATTTTATTCCGTCAACTAAAGTTTTAACTGCGTTGTATTTACTCCTCAAAGATAGCTCCTTCCAAACATTTCAATAAATTTTCTTCTTGAGTGTTTTCTTTCGAATAGTCTTTGCCCTTTTTCCTTGCTCCACTGCATCAACTCTTTTTTACTGTGGATATTTTGGTGGCAAGCTCTACAAATTTTTATAGTCAGTTTATATTTGTCGCTTATTTTTCTATTTGCAATCCCTGGTATTAGGTGATGTTCTTCTAAATACTCATATCTTCCACAAATCTCACATTCTGCACGCTCTTTCAAATAAATAACCTCTCAAATTCTGCCCTATAATCTACAATCGTTACTCCTACATCTGTCGCTTTTTTTATAAAGTAGTCTATTAAATCTCCCATCTGTTTTGTGTCAAATTGACTTGAGCCTACATAACATCTAAGGATAATTTCATCTTCTTTTTCATCTAAAATCTTGTAGGCTCTAAAGGCTTTTTTGAAAATATTTAAACTCTTTTTTGGAATTTGAATGTCTTGAAATTCAACTCCTGCTTCTTCAATTCCTGCAACATATAAATCCCACCTTGTGAGTTCTGAGGGTATACCATTTATTTTTTTGTCGATATCTGAAATTATCGCCCAGAGTAAATTGTTTTGGTCAAGTGTACGGGATTTTCGTGCGTTTGAAATATTTAAGTTGAGCAAATCAATCCCTTTAAGTTCTGCAATTCTATTTATGTCTAAATATCTTTCCAGTTCGAAGGTAGCCTGTGGCTTACCCTCTAAACTGTAATTTAAGTTTGTTAATTTTCCTTTAAGTTTCATCTTTCGCCTCTGCTTGGTTTATATTTACAATCGTTATAGAATTTTGTGTCTTTTTATCTTGCAATTCTAACTGTATATATTCTCTTGTGTCAGTTTTTCTAAAAATTATTGCATTAATTCTCTTATAAACAATTCCACCTGCTTTGACAGGAATTCTTTTTTTCATTGCTTTTAATGCTTCTTGATAAATCACTGTAACCTCAAATTTCTTTCGCTTCCGTTAACAGAGATTATAAATTTTCCTGCAGCTTCTTTTATTCTGCTTCCCATGCTTTCGTCAATTTTCAACACTTCTTCTAAATTCAATTCCGATGAAATAATAGTTTTTAACTTATTTAAATATCTAAAATTAAGTAATTCCCAAGTCTTGTCAATATCTGGTGTTGATAAATTCGGAAGTCCATTTTGCCCTCTAGGCTTTTTAAATAAATCATCAATATACAAGCACTCAACTCTTTTTAACTTTTCCATCATCGTATTATCTTCAAAGTTTTTTAATTCGTTTATCTGGTCGTTCCAAATCATATAGTTAACTTGGATCTTGTTTCTAGATTGATAATTTGTAATTGCACTGCAAATATGAGTTTTGCCTGCTCCAGACTGACCTCCAATAAAAAACCAATCTTTTCCTTTCGCATTTTCTTCTGCAAGACTTTTAATTCCTTTTTGCCACGGACTGCTCGCCATAAAATTTTCAAATGTTTTTTGCAATAAAGGCTGCGTCCCACTATTTTGTGCTTTTCTGTTTTCCTTTTTATCGTTTAAGCATTCACATTCCCTTAATACCATATAGCACCTAATTTCATGGCCCTTGATATTTTTTTCACTGATAACTTCTGCAATATATCCTCGCCCATTACATTTGCTGCAATTGGTTTCATTTCCTACTGTGCTATTGTAGATGTTCATTTCGTCGATTGAAATTGCTTTTGTCCTGGTAAATAAATCTACATTAGCATTTAATATTTTTTTCGTTAAGCTAAAATACGTATCCATACTTGCCACTCTCCTTCACGGCTTTTTTCTTTTGAAACGGGTGATCTTTTGGGAGTTCGTAAAAACTCTGCCACCCTTTTTGTATGGACTGATTTATAATTTCAATCTGTTCATCTCTATTTTGTGATAATTTTTCTAGAGCCTTTATGTTTAACTTTAAGGCTCGTGCTGTTAGTGGTTTTTTTAATTTACTTCTTGCTCTATAAAATTCTCTCAAAGCATCAATCATTTCTAAATCATTTTTTGTAAATTGCATAACTGTGTTTTGAATTTCTTTATCAGCTGTTATGGATTTAATTTCATTTAAAGCTAAATCACTTTCATCCTCGCTACCCTTAGTTATATTATTAATACTATAATATTCATTTATATTATTCTCTTTAAGATTTTTCTTAATAGGGTCATCAAATTTATTTGATAGGTCATCAAATTTATTTGATAGGTCATCAAATTTATTTGATAGGTCATCAAATTTATTTGATAGGGTATCGGATTTATTTGATAGGGTATCGGATTTATTTGATGGGGTATTTTCTTCAATTTTTTCTTCAATTTTTTCTTCAATTTCTTCGTTAAAATTATTTGAAAAAGTATCGTTAATAAAAATTAATCTTCTTTTAATATTTTTCGTTCCCTCGTAATATTCGAACTGAATTCTTATATATCCTTTTTCTTTTAATAACTTAACCCAAGTTGAGATAGTCTGCTTCGTTACATCATATAATTCTGCAAAATACCCATTACTTGCCCAACAATATCCTTTTTCATTTACTAATGCAGTTAATTCTGCGTAAAATAATTTTGTACTAGCGTTCAAGTTTTTATCGTACCTTATGCTTGCAGGTAAAATTGAGTAATAACCTCTTTCCATAATCTTCTCCTTTACCAACTAGCAACTGTCTTTTTAAGCTGCATAAGTTTTTCAACTGGTAATGCTTCTATTTTTTCAATTCCGTAATTTTGCTTTAAATAACCGACAAATTTATTAAAGTCATAATTTTTGACTTTTAACATTTGTGCAATTTCATTTCTGATTTTTTGCACATTTACAGCTTGCCCATTCCCATTAGCAGGCTTCACAGAATTAGTTTGTCCTTGATCTTCGTTGCTATCACTATCCTTTGTGTCATCAATGGCAAAAAGCCCATTTAAAGCATACTTCCTGGCGTAAGATGAGGCACTACCTGTAATTTGTGCAGCATCCATTTTCTTTTTGATTTCTGGCTCTCTTGCAAAGGCTGAACTTGATATATTTTCTCCACTCTCAACATCAAATAAATTACAAGTCGCCCTTATATAAAACCTATCTCCCATAAACTCAATTTCATCGCTTATCACTAGTACAGTTTTAGTTTCTGCAAGGAGAGGCTTCAAAGCCTCAAGTATGTCCTCGCAACTTCTATAAGGATAGTCCCCAAATTTGTTATACTGTCCTTTCGGTGCTTTTAACTTGCTTTGTATAATGTTTAATTTTTCTAAAATAGCACTCATTTCCTCACCTAATCCTTAAGCTTTCAGATTCAACTAATATGGCACTATCAGTAATTAACCCATTTTGTATTGCTTTCTTTAAGTCGTTCTTTTTTATCTTTCTTTCATACTCCACAAAGTCTTCCGGAACCTTGTCTTCATTTAGAATTTGCACGCTTGGTGCATTTCTTTGAATGTTGAAAGAAAATAATTTAGTTTTAAATTTTTTCTTATCAAGTTCAATCATGGCTTCCTCAAGATTTTTCTTTAAAAGTAACGCTCTATTCTCTAAGGCTTTTTTAATTTTTGTCATTCTTTCGATTTCTTTTTTATAGGCTTCTGCTTCGGCTTCTAAGTTTTTAATAAGCCCTGCATAATTTTCTGCCTTAACTTCGATTTCATCATCAATGTTTTCTAATGCAGCCTTTAAATCTTTGTCTTCTAAATCTAAGTCCATTAAATTCAAGTACATATCTTTAAGTTCGTATAAGCTAATATTCATTTTATGCCTCCATAATCTCTATAATTTCATCAATTCTACTTACTAACTTTTTTGCAATTTGTTCTTGCAAATATTTTTCGTCATAGTCAAAAACGCTATTTAAACAACTGTAAATTATCTTTTCAATTTCTTGTTGCTTTACAGCTTCAATAGCTTCTTGCTCAGTTGGATAAAATCCTTGTCCGTCTGTATATGCAATAACTTTTCTAATTTTATTTAAGTCCATAATTTTCTCCTTCAAAATGCCTTTATTTGTGTTATAATAAAGGCAAGATAATAATTCTTAAGTCCTTGAGTTTTTGCCGACCTTGGACTTTTTTCTTGCCCTTGTGTAGTTTAAAATCTCTAACCTCAACCAAAGCAAACCCAACCCATGAAAAAACTGATATAGATTCCTAAAACACCTAAACCCGTGTAAAACATAATCGTGATCCCCCTAATAGTATTTCTTTTTTTTCTACTTTTTTCTAAGAGCACAGCAGTTTTCTTCTTTAACTCTTCATCTTTTTTAGCCTGATTCTTAAGATAATTTCTTCTAGTAATTAAAATTTTCATTTCCTCGGTCATTTTTATCTCCCTATTTTAGGTGTATCCACACCTTATTACCTATATGTTGTTCTACATTCCTTACTTCCTCATCATTAGCTATAGAGCTTAATGCATATGTTTCTGATTCGGGAATTTCTGTGTATATGGTATTTCTGTGCCTGTTAAAGACATCAGATTTATCATATGGCAGTTTTAAGCCATATAGGTCTTTCATTTTTTTTATAAATTTTTCTTTTTTATTCATTTAACCTCACCTTTTTCTAAAAATTTAACTTCCATAAAAACCTCACTTTATTAGCTCCACACCACTTGCCAAGACTTTTACCAAATCATTAGCGCTTTTGCTAATTGCATTTTTAAGTTTTAAGTATTCCCCCTTCCAAAAATCTTTTTCATTTTCTAATTTTTTGTAATCCAAAAATGAAATTTCTCTCAAATCTTTTTTCCCAAGGCTTTCTATTTGCTCAATTTCTCTTATTGAGTATCTAACACCTTGTAAATTTTTGACCCTGTGAATTATGCCTTCTTGCTCTAATCTGGTTATTGAGGATATTTCATATCCCCACCTTTCGGCTAACTCACTTCTACTTAACAATGTTTTCATTTTTTTACACTCCCCAGTGTTACTTTTTAAACCTCTAAAATATCTCTTAATTGTTTTAATCGTTTTTCATTAGTTCTATTCCCTCTGATAATGTCAGAAACATAACCAATACTAATTTCCATTTCATCAGCTAACTTTTGATATGTGTAGCCTTTTCTCTTCATGGAAATCTTCACTTTCTCCTCAAAGGTTAAATCTTTAATTGCCATATTCTCACCTGCCTTTATTTTTACTATTTTCTAAAATCTATTGAATTATTTTAGATTATATGCTAATATTTGAGCATAAAAAACAATACATGATTATAAGTTCCCACTTTAATCAAAAGTTTTTAAAATCCAGGTGCTGATTATATGCTTAATTTTTTAGCTTAAATTAAGTGTAATGGATTATAACCTAAATGTCAATAGTTATTTTAGGTTTTTTTCTAAATTATTTGCACCATTTTAGAAAGGTGTGAAATATGGATAATTCAAACATTCTTACAAGAATTAAAGATTTGTGTGGGCTTCATGGTATGCCTATATCTGAACTTGAGAGGAAGGCGCAAATAGCAAATGGAGTTATTAGGAGATGGGATACATCAATTCCTGCAGCTGATAAACTCCAAAGAGTTTCTAGGATTCTAGGAACATCAATGGACTATTTGCTAACTGGCAAAGAACCAAGCGAAGATTCTGAAACCCTATTACTTGCCCGTGATGCTAACAATTTGACAAAAGAGCAATTACAGGTTGTTAAAAATGTTATAGACGAATTTAAGAAAACTAATAATATTGGGTGATGTGATTGAATTGGAAAAGCAAAGATTATTTATATTATAAAATAATGCAATTTTCACACGAAAATAAAATTGGAGTTAATACTAACCTTGAAAAATTATGTAAAGAAAAAAGCTGGTATTTGATACCCTATCCTGCAGATAAATTTCAAACTTTCATTTCAATTTCAAAAGATGGATTTACTATAAAAGATGGGAATAACTTCTTCATAATGTATAACCCAGAATTGAAAAATAAATGTTATGAAAGATATAGGTTTACCATAGCCCATGAAATAGGACACATATATTTATATCATCATGTATATATTGACAATTATATTTTAATGCATAGTCCCGATAAAAAAGGAATATGGGAGCAACAAGCAGATATATTTGCACAGAATCTATTGTTGCCAATAAAATATAAAAAATTTTATAAAGCAAACAACCAAAAGGTTATTAAAAATACTTTCTGTGTAAGTACTGAGATGATAAACACTAGGATGGGGAAAATGTATCAAGACGAACTTTTTACAAGAAAATTAATTACCAAAATAAGAAATGGTACTTTAAGTTAGGATAAACTTTAAAGGTTTATATAAATAGAAAGGAGAAAACAAAATGAACAAAAATCTTAAAAATGTATTAGCAGTTGGATCTATTGCATTGCTTTTAACAGCTTGTGGTGGAAAAACAAATGAGGTGAAAAACGAACCTGAAAAAGAAAACAAAACCAATGTTGCAGCATCTGTCGAAAATAATAAAAAAACAGATTCTAGCGTTGGAAATGTAGATGAAAGTGACTTTGGAAGGCTTGAGGTCATCAAAGAAAAGAAAAATATTAATGACCTATTTGAAAGTGGACCTATTAAACTAACTGTAACTGATATTCAAATTTCTAAAGTTAACCCTAAGCCAGATTATAAGTCTATGTTCGGCGATAAAGATGAAGTTACATCCGTGGTTTTAGCAGTAGAAGTTGAAAATACAAGTGACGAAACTATAAGCTTTTACCCTGACCAAGGAACAGTCGTAACTAACACAAAAGAACAAAAAGAAGCTGAAGTTTTCTTATCTGATGAAGTCGGCGGTGATTTCATAGGAAAAGTAGTAAAGGAAGGAAATATCGTATTTATATTAGATTCTAATGCTGAAGAAATTAATAATGTGAAATTTGTTTTAGGAAGTCCTTTAAATTCAAACTTTGAAAATGTCGGCGAAGAAATTACTGTAACTTATGATATTTAAATAAAAAAAGGGGATACTTTAAAATATCCCCTTTAAAAAAAATATAAAATTTTTCCCTTAAAAAGATTATATCATAAAACATTCCCCAGTGTTACTCCATAGAAAATGGAGGTAGTTATGAATATAATAATCAGACAAAGAGAAAATGGAAAATGGCAAGCCATAATAAGCTATAAAAACAAAAAAGGGAAATGGCTGCAAAAATCCAAAGGTGGGTTTGAGAAAAGAAAAGATGCCAACCTTTGGGCTAATGAAATGTCTTTTGAGCTACAAAAATTGGAAAAAAGTGGCATCTTAGGAAATGAATATACTCTTGAAGAAGTTTTTGAACTCTATCTCGCAAGGATGAGTAAATCCAATAATGGAAATTCAAAAATCTCTAAAGAATTATATCGTAATCAAATATCAATATTCTCTGATTTTATGAAACGAGAAATAAGCTCCATAAAATCCATTGAATTATTTAATTTCATAGAGGAAAAAAGACAATCTACTGGATATAAATACAATGTTAATATATCCTTTTTAAGCACTTTGTTTAATTTCGCTATAAAGAGAGTCAAGGCTTGTGAGCATAACCCCTGTGATTTACTATATTATGACAAGTCAGATAACGACTCCAGGATTAAATTTATCACAGAGGATTTATATCAAAAAATCCTCCAGGGTGCAGAAAAAGATAAATTAAAATTACTAATCCAGCTTCTTTATGAGACAGGTTTAAGAGTTAGTGAGGCATTAGGTCTTTGCACACAAAGTGTTTTCGACAGTTCAGTTAAAATAGAGAGGCAATTTTTAAGAGATAAAAGAGTGCTGACTGATGAGTTAAAAACAAAAAACTCTTATAGGACAGTTCCAATTTCGGAGGATCTATATAAAAAATTAAAGAAAGCAACCTTTGATATCCAAGGTCGCATATTTTATGATGTCTCCTACAACATGATATACTATCATTTAAATAGATATGGTACTTCCCCACACTGCTTTAGGCATACCAGGGCGACAATTCTTGTAAGTTCGGGAATGGATTTAACAGTTGTTGCATATGTAATTGGAGATAACATAAACACCATAATGAGGCGATATGTGGAAATAAATAAAGATAATATGGAGAATAAATTTGAGTTTATCCGTTCGATAATTTAA